ATAAGATGTTAATAAATCTGGCTTTCTAGCTTCTTCATACAATTCCAACGCACGTTCATATCCATCTTCTCGTAATGAAAACAATCCTAAACTAGGCATAAAATCATTTCCAAAACAAAGAAATGAAAGAATCATATACTGCTCAACCGGAATTGGAAGTTGGCTTAAAAGTCCCCAAATATTCAAAGTTGCAAATTCTGCGTTTTTTAATTTTGGGTCGTTGAATTCAGATCCTTCACGTAAAAGAAACATATTTGAAGGACTTGATAATGCATGATGTTGAAGACAAATTAAAATCAAATCTGCATCTAAGCCATAAATACATACGCTTTTTCTCTGACTTTCTGGAATTTTAGTTATTTCTAATATCAATTTATGTTCTCCTTCTCCTGCTTCTGATGTTCCTGAAATAGTGGCGTATGGAAATTTAGATCTCAGTGCTACTTCTAATTCACGCATATAAGGAGTATCGGGTGATATTTGATTTCTATCAAAAATTCCAGAGCCTTCTTCTTTAATTCGCATACGTCTGTATCGTTGCTGAACAATTTTAGCGTATGGTACAAGTCCATCTATTCCGATAATTAAACGTTTGGCTTTACAAACATGTTTTAAAATATGTTCAAATGCATCTACAACAGACCCAATTGGATTATCGTCTTTCAAATACCGATGAATTAAACAATTAAAATCAACGCCAAGAACATCAACTTCTAAAGGAATAATTTTCTTAACAGTGTTTACGATATGTTTATGTGATTTCACAAGACTTGCGAAATAAAATGGGATTCCCATGCTTAAATACTATTATGAATTCTCTTTTTAAACAACAAATGTGGTGGATGATTGCAATTGCTATTTCAGTATTAGCCGCCGTTGCGTATGCTTATAATATATCTGGTTCGGTTAAAGTCGCACCTCCAAAAGAAGGCTGTAATTCGTGCCCTAAGAAAGATAATCCTATGAATTATTAAAATGAGCTGTGCTTCAATGACTGGTGGTTATGTTCCTGATGAAGATCTTCCACAAGGAGGACGTACAATTATGCGTAGAGGATACACAAGACGTGCTTTTACTCGTAAATCTGGAGTCCATGTAAAAGGTTCTCATGTTACTGGGCATCGTATTCATGATGTTGGAGCTCCAGGAAAATGGGCTTCAATTCACGGTCCAGGAATTGGTCCTATGAAGGAAGGATTGTTGAAAAAGGTAGGATATTCTGCGGAAAAAGGAAAGACTGCTCGTCACAAGGCAATTCGTAAAGCGGTGAAGAAATATGGACCACTTTCTACTTTCCGAAAACTTCAAGCAGTTTCAACTTATACTAAACGAACGTCCAAGGGCAAAAGCAAGACTTACAAGGCCGACCGCAACTGGGTGAGAAAAATGTTTATGTAAATACAAAATGTGGATTAAACTCATTCTCTCTGCCCTTGTGTTCGTTGCCTTCATTCCAGGCGTCTTGGTCACCCTTCCTCCCGGTGGAAGCAAGACCACTGTGCTCGCAGTCCATGCTACCTTGTTCGCACTCACTCATCACGTCATTATGAAGATGCTTTGGAGCCAAATCAAGCGCATGTAAAAAACTTTTAGTAAATATAAATGGACTTAATCAGCAGCCTTCTATCAGCTCTCCTCTTTGTTGCGTTCGTACCTGGTGTACTTGTAACTCTTCCACCAAAGAGTAGTCGCGGAACTGTTATTTTAACTCATGCCGTATTGTTTGCGATTGTTGTTTCGTTGGTAATGCAATATTACTGGCACAACATTCGTCATGTGTTTGAAAAGATGACGAATTATGGTGATACTTGCCCAAATGGATATGTTGAAGGATTAAACCAAGCTGGACAAAAAGATTGCGTGCCTGTTGGTCATGCAACCGCCAGCGCCACCACTGGATTTAAGTCTGCATAAAAGACAAATGATGTGGGTTAATACTCTGTTAAAAGCAATTGTATTCGTTCTTCTTCTCCCAGGAGTTGTGCTAAGCCTTCCTCCTGGTGGAACTCTTCTTGAAAAATCAGTATTTCACGGTGTGCTTTTCGCAGTAGTGAATTATTTTATTTACTGGTACGTCCTTCCTTTAATGGAACGATTCACAAATCCAGACAGTCGTGAAAAACATCCTTGTCCTGAAGGGTATGAGATGTGTTCGTCGGGAGATTGTCGGCTCGCTTCAGAAGTTCATACTTTTTGTAATTAAAAATCAATGGAGGATGTGCAGGATGGAGTGATAAACGTCACAGTAATGTTTGTATCAATGCTCGCTTTATTCGTATTAATTGCTGATATAATTCCAAATTGTATGGAATGTTGTAGACAAAGTGAACCAATAGGGGATCCGGCAAATATTATAGACGACGAATACGAAGAACTTGTTTAAAATGGATTTTTACTTTAAATAATGGAAGACGTAGAAATGGAAGCCGAAAATACAATGGAAATTGATAAACCTTGTTCAGCATGTGAAACACATCAGCCAAACCAATTGGCTCATATGCAACCTGGTGGATGTTTATATATTGATCATTTAGGTGGGATGAATTTAGATGAATGAATATTGGCTTGTAAGTCTAAATAAGACTCCTTGGCTTTTTCTAGTATTTTTATTGCCTCTTGTAGCTCTCTGATAGCAGACTCAATTGACCTATCTGGTATAAAGCGATCTCTCGCCCGTCCCAGAAAAGTTGGTACTTGACTCAAATGCAAATTTGCCCGCGAAATCAATGTACAGTAAAAAACTTTGTTCATGCCTTTCATAAAGAAAAATTTTTATTTGAAAACCACAATCATCACACGCTTCGGATAAATTCCCATTTCAAATACGTACAAATTTTCTCCCAAATTTGATCGTGCTGAATGAGTCTGTCTCTTGATTTCAAAAGAGGGAAATAGACCTTGTATTCATCTAACTCCAACAATTCAAAGAATTTATACAAAATGTAAGAATACGATAAAAAGTTTGTTCGGTCATCTGGACAGTAAAGAAGGAACGGCGCTTGAATTTCTTGAAACATAGCCCTTACCTTTTCTTCAATTTCTGGAGTGATTGTAGGTGGAGGATTTCCGTTTAATCTTGAAAGAATATGAGTAGCGTGTTCGTAATACTTTGATCTGTTCAATTTTTTCAAGACTTCTCGCATATCTTTCTCAGTTAATTCCGCAATATTTTGAATTCTACGTTTCTTTATTTCACACACAACTTCATGCATGACTTCATCTGGAATAATGGTTGATTCTTTTGCTTGAAACTGGTTCAGAATCTCATTCAGATGGTTAATTTTCTTGTAAGCATAATTATTTCTCTCTTTTGGAGGATCACGAAAACTAGGAAAATCAGAAACAACAAGCATATACTCTTCAGAACCGCAAATAGGACAAACTAGTATTCCTTCTTCAGACATTTCTTCTCTGGCTACATTACATCGTTCACAGTGTTCAGACACAACTTTTTGGTCAGTTGATTCATTTCCAGTATTCAGTTTCATACGTGACGCATATTCTTCAAACAATTGTTTCTTCGTATGACTTCCGGATTCATTAGAAGAATTTTGATTAGAAACTAAATATTTAATAAATGTATTTTGATCGGCAGGCGTAGACGTAATCACTGCTGCCTTTTCACTTGCTCCGTAGTATTTCAGTATAATATCCGCGTTTTTCGTATAATAATCTTTCAACGGATCTTCTTGATCTAATCGTTCTTGGATTTCCTTATTTTCTTCTAACAGTTTAGATACTTTTAAAATATCTGAAAGATCCAAAGAAAGTTCAAGTTGTTCAATCAACAATTTATTTTCTTCAATTTTTCTTTTCAAATCTTCTGTAGTAAGTACCGTCTCCTTCATTCCATGAATCATTCCTTGATGAATAGAATCAAGAGTTCCAGTAACTATTTCTTGTGACTTTGATTTTGACGAACTATCTCTAGTTTTTTTAATTCTAAATACATTCTCCATTTGGGTAATTTTTAGTTGTTACGTGAAAATACGAAATAGGCAATTGCTAAAACTCCAACGATAGTTGGGACCATAGTAAAATCAGACGCGTTTGAAAATGATTCTGTCGTAGGGGCTTTGCATAACGATGGATCTACTTTCTGACACTCGTTCGTATCAAAATCTGGACTTAAAGAAGTAGTTAAAAAAGCGGTAGAGTTTCCAGAAGTCACATTACATTTATAACATTCACATGCTGGTGTTCCATCAGATGCAAGTGATCTGAGCATATAAAGAGGATTCAAGCTTTCAATATCTCCTACAATTCCAGGAATAAGTCCATTGAAATCGGCCCCAATATCCGATAAACTTGCAGGCATTAAATCGGCTCCCGATGATTTGTTATTAATATAATTCCATCGGATTTGAGAAGATCCGTCAGGAGCTGTACACATTCCACCGGTATTTACGAAATACTGGTTTCCAAGAGGAGGGTCTCCTGTGATGAGTGTTTTAACATAGGTTGAAACAGCGCCTGCATTTGAAGTAAGTTGCCCAAATGTTCCGTTTGTTCCAACACCTAACGAATTAGGACCTGGAACATTGTCTGCGTAACTGTACGCTGGTCCCAATAAATCAAGTTGTGCGTTTTGTGGATTATTTTCTATATCCGACCATAGTGGATTTGAACCTAAGTCTCCCATTATTCTATACTACGTCTTTTTGAAATACTGAATTACTTGTTTCATAAAAACAGGATTTGCGAGAGCACATGGTCGTTGTATAAGGATTTCTTTGATCATACCTTCAACACTGTATTTGAATCGATTACACATATATGTTAGTAGTAAAAATCCACTTCTATTCATTCCACACTGGCAATGAACGTATACGACTTTTGAATCAGTGGCTCTTAAATATTTATCCATTATTGATTCAAATTCAGTGTACCATTGAAGTATATTCACTTTTTCATTATCAACAGCATTTAAGCAGTGATAGTTATCTGGGAACTCTTTACGAAACCATTCTGGTGAATTTTCATCAAATGCACAATTGACTACATGAGTTATATTTTTCTTTTGAACGAATTCTCTTGTTAATGCTTTTCCTGGACCAAATAAAATACAAGGATGAAGTCTAGCAATAGGATCGGATTGCCATCCTTTTGATAATCTACGGTATCCTAGATATTGGTCTACCATTGTAGGTAGTAGTCATGTTATTTGAAAACTAAAATAACGAACTTCCTAACGTTCCAATAACGTATCCTACAGCTACCGCTACACCTCCCAAAATAGCAGCGCCCATGTAAGAAGGAACGCCTCCAGAAGTATACGTGTTAGGAATGTACTGAAGAATGAGAGAACGAGGAGTCGACATTGAGATAAGAACAGCACCTAAAAAGAACCCAAAATATAACATCAAGTTCTTAACCGCATACCTAATTGTACTGAAAGTTTGATGTTGGCTTGCGTATGCTGGTTTTTGTGGCTGTGAAGTGCTCACAGGATTGATAAAAGGATCACCTCCACCGGTCACAATTGGTGCGAACGTAGTCGATTGTGGTAAAGTTGGATTTTGAACTGGTCCAGAACCAAGTAAGTCGCTCAAATCAGTTGCTCCGTCTGCCATTTATTTAGAAGGAAGGATTTCACATTGAGTATCCTCCGCGTGATACTCAAAACATTTTGAACCATGTCGAACCACTTGTCCTTCAATTTCACTTAATGGTAATGATAAGGTAGGTTTCGTCATTATTGGGCGATGAAAAAGCATGACCACGACACCCAAACCAATTATAAAAGATAGTAAAGGTGCTGCTTTTTCACTTCTAAAAATCTCTATTATTTTTGAGATTATCATTTGTGTTGTGATGCGATGAAATTAAGAGACGTTGCACTATCTGTACATGGAACTTCTCTCGTTTTAAACCGAACACATCCTGTACCGGTATGCATAGCGATAGATTCTCCTGGAATTGGAACTTGTAGTTCATTTCTTATTGGCGGTACAAATACCGATACAACAAGAAGGCCTGTTATTGCTCCTATAAATAACCACAAAAGTGATAACATTATTTAATAGCACAGATTACATAGTGTTTTGGTTTACAATAATTTGGTAAAGTGTATTTAATCGGTGTGAAATCGGGGGATAACGCCACCGCGGCTTCTAATGGGTTCAAATTTTTAGCTATTTTTCCAGGAAATTGAACCTTTGTTAATCGTCCTTCTGCTTGAACACGAACTCCGTTTGTAAAAGATTGAGCACTAGGCATTTACTTTCTCCTTAGCAGGAATTCTTAGCTTACGTCTTGTTTTCACAACGGGAGTATCAGTTTGAGTTGGTTGTATATTTTTCAACTCTTCAAAACGCTGTCGCGCTTGTTCTATGGGTAAATCCTTGTATAGGATCTCCATTTTCAATTTGAGGAGTCTGTCCATACTCTGTTATTGGAACATTTCTTACGGCATTATTCCACGTTCTTGGTTCGAATTCAATTTTTTGAAGTTCCTTCGGAGTCCCGCTTCCATGGCTCATGTATAAAAAGAATGCAAAGGACCCAACTACTAAGACTAATAAAACTACATTAAACCACCAAGCAAATATCGAGTCTCTAACCGACTTAACCCAAAGTATATTATTTTCAATTTGGGGCAAGTTATCTTGGACTAAATGAAACATCTCTATCAAAACACAAGAGAATCGGATGGCGTCTTTATCCACAGTATATGTTTTATCACTTATTTTGGCGAGTTTGTCGGCGGTTGGGTCGGTTTATCTTGCTCAGAAAGTACTTCCAACGGAAACTCCCGAGCAACCTGTTGCTGAACCTGACAATTTACAGTCTGAACTCCAATTACCTTCAGAAGTTTCTGAACCTGTACAGGAGTAGAATCATGAGTACATACTGATACGTCTTTTGTTCGTGTTGCGGGTAAAAGACGAATACATTCGTATTGATCTACTATCTTCAATTCTTTCATACAAATCGTTAAAGGAACATCCTTGTATACTAGATGTTCACGTATTAGGTCCATTATTTATACTCCTCTACCTAATAGAAAATAGGTCGTATTCTTTTAATTCATCTACTCTACCATCTTCGTATTCAAAAAATAAAGATTTAAATTTTCCTTTTGCTGGATCATATGGAAATAATGAATAATCTAAAAGTATTATTTTATTAGATGGAAGATTGTTTATTATATTTGTAACATCGTAATAATCATTTCCTTCTCCCCAAGTTATTCTTTTTGCTCTACCAACTACACGATCTGGATTATCAAATAATGTTACTTTATAAGTGCTATCTTTTGATAAAAGAATATATGCTCCAAAAAACCCATAATATCTAATATTATCATGTATGATTCCTATTCCTACTACAGGGCTAATTGTGTATAATGCAGTTGCATACTTTGGATATTTCATTAATATATGAAAATACAGGGTTTCATCATTTCCCCAAAATATATTATTTAATTTAAAATATTCTAATGTTTTTCTGTATAAAATTTTAAATGTTCTCCAAGCTATTTTATTACCAATAATGATTCCTCCTCCTATAATTGAAGCATCACATATATCTTCGAGTTGAAAAGTATTATTTTTTTCTTCATCAAATGGATATCTTCTCATTTGAAAACATAACTTATCGCCAATATTCAGAGAATCTATTTTACCAATATCGGGATAAGTTGATAAATATTTTTTAAATAATCTAATTGGTTTTATTTTAAGTCCAATATCATTCCATATATAATATTTATAATTTGGAAACATATCAATTGTTTTATTCACAAAAATATGCTTTTCCATATACATTTTTATCATTTTTGATTCAATTTCACGATGATGCACACCAAATGAATCTTTAAATTTAGGAATCATACTATTAAATTCTTCTTCTGTTGCAAACATATTGCTTTTCCATTCAGATGTATCTAAGACTATTATTTTTAGATTATTTCTTTTAACAAGTAGATCTACTGTAGGTGCTTCTGTAAAAATAACCATATCACAATACGTGTTTGAGATAAGGTTATTCGCGTGTTCGACGTATATGTTAAAATCAAGTTTTGATTTAAACTTATATAAAGCACTTACCAACAATAGTTTGTCCATTATTAAAAAGCATTCAGCGGTTGTGTATATGGGTTATTCTTGTGTGCGTCCAAAATAGCCGGGTGATTTCTTTCAACATAAATATCTTGTTGTAAAGGTTCATTGTATCTGTAAGAACCAAGTTGTTCAAGTCCAGATGTTACATAGTTTTGAGGAACGTTCAATCTAGCAGCATCCGACAAGACTGTTTCATCCTTCTTAGTTTGAACTGAATATCCTTCTGCACCCATTGAAACAGCCGTTCCAAGAGATCCAGCTGGTCCAGGTCTTCCTTCTGCAGTCAATTTCATGAATTCTTGGAAAGGTTCAGTGAATGCACGAATGTAGGATGTAAAAATAGCATTACCACGAGCACCTCCCTGATACTCTACACCGGTAGTTTCACGTGCCTGAACTTTCATTGGTTGTTCGGCATAAATACGAGGAGCAGTTTGAGCACCGACTGCAGTGTTTGCTCGGTCCATTCCGTATACTGCAAATCTGTCTGGCTTATTCTTCTTTACTTCTGCTTGAATACCAGGCATAGTAACTTGATTGGCTCCTGGAATCACAGGAGGTTCATACGACAACTTTGGTTTAGATTCTACACGAAGTTCGTCAGTTGTCTTTGGGAATGCGAATTCACGCATATCGGCTTGTTGGAAACCACCTTTAGGAATGTTCGTGTATCCGTCATTCACACCTGGACCAACTTGAACTTGTTCAATTGGAAACACGTTTTTCATGTTTTGACCTGAAACCATACGTGATTGTTCAAAATCAGTCTCAACTTGGTTTCCAAAAGGATTTCCAGTACCAGGCTTGGCGTCGTAAAAGGATTTTACTTCTCGTTTTTGGAAATACTCTTTTCCAGCACCGGTATGGTGGTCTAATATACTATCTGTAGCACCCGAGTACATGCTCTGAGTCACATTCGCTCCGAAAAAAGGAACTTCATTATTATGTCCAAGGTGTTCTTGTGAATGAATAATTTCATCTTGGTGTTTTTCAGTGGGTCTCGCATACGCAACGTCTGCTCCAACAAAGGATTCTCTTGGAGCTTGTTGGTCTGCAGCCAGCAAATAACCGACTGCCCCAAGCCCTACTAAAAGTGCTAGTTCAATCATTTGTATTTGATGCTTACTTTTTCTTGTCTAATCTCGCGGACTCTGCTGGTGCTGGAAATATAGCAGAATCCTGAGGACGATGAAATAACCACTGAAAGTGTCTATGAGATTGGTCTCTTTCAGGTGTATGTTCTGGAAGTTTTAACTTCAACTGTTCATCTGGTTTAGGAATGTACAAGTTTCTTTGAGTCGGAGTGTCCAGTGCGTAATTCATTTGTCTTTGAACCGACATTCATTTCTGACCACTCGTTACGGTTAAAAGGGCTCACCATCATTCTTTTCAACATTGATTTGAATTTTTCAACCATCTTTTGGAAATCTCCTGCATCTGTTCCTGGAATTGGAAGAGGAAGTTTAGGGCTTCCCTTTGGCTTCACACCGTAACAGTTTACACCAAATTTCATGGATGGATCAAAATACCCACCATTGACTCCAGGACGACCACAGAGAGTTCGCTTTGATTGGTCTACTTCTTGTTGAAGCGATTCCCAGGTAGATTGTTGGGTAGGAAATAGAGCCATTCCGCCTTGCGTCCATCCATATCCACACCATTCGGCGCCCTTGCCGTGCGCTTCGCTTATCTCATCATAAGTAGCCAAATCCGCACCATACGCTGCACACACAGCTGCTGCTTCATCATAGGTGTAATCATTTCCGCTTACGTAGAATACTTCTTTTTTATCGGCGGGTGCAAGTAAATGACCTGGTGCCGACGGAACTGGAGTTGATTCAAATAACGCAATATCGATTCCGCCATCTTCAAACGATATCTTCAGAACACCAATTCTCATTAAACTATACGCTAATACGCCAATGAGAGTAAAGATTACGATGATTGTGAGCAAACTTTGGCTTGCGACATAAATAACAACTCCTGCTAAGAGAAGTCCTACGATTCCTACAAGAATGAGTGTTGAGACAGGCAACATCTTTGTTAGTTTTCAAGACGATAATATATTAGCAATCTCATCTTCGGAGAAAGTGGAAATTGTTTAGGACCGTGGTCGATTATGGTTTGGTCATCTAATCTAAACCAAGATGTACCTGGCGGCATATTTCTACCGTAAGACCACCAGTGACCTCCATTGAAACAACTCACTGAAAGAAGAGCGTATTTTCGCTTATTCAGGACTAGAATACTTGAATAATCAATTGTAGCTTCGTCGATTGAAGTTCTATGTAAAATCATAACTTTAGGAAATGATCCAATTAATTGCTGTTTACTACATCCTTGTTTATTACAATCTTCGCATTTCCATTCTGGAATATCGTAAGGCGTTACCGATTTTAAAATACATTCTCCAATTGGTGCACGATCTTTGTCTCCTGAAATAGAATACTCAATCACGGAATCTTCTTTCACCTGTCTTTTTGAACAATTTTTACAAGTAATATAATCGGCAATTTTGAATCGGCATAATTTATCTAAAAATGGTAGTTTATCACACAAATATTGAAAAAGTTCATGACTATCGCCAATATCGTTTCCTGCAGGCATAGTTTCAGTCCTTACCGCCGAAAAGAAGTCTTTTAGACCATCTTCTCCTTTTGTGACCCAAATCCGATGTAAACACTCGTCAATAACATTTTCAGGTTCAAATGTTTTTGAAGAATATCGTTCTTGGACTTCGGGTATTCTATATAAGGCTTGGAGACATGTGTTGACCCAACAACTCCCTCTAAAGTTCTTGAGCTTGAACATTGTCTTAATGCTGTATTTTTGAGAAGTCTCCGAGAAAGGGTAGAGGGGGT